AGGATCTACATAGCGAAGTTCTTGAATACCTTCTCTTGGATTCTTCTCGTCGATCATCAGGTGATAGAATATTCTGCCGTCGACATACCATTTACGGAAAATTTCGTATGCGTGCTGATTAAATTCGAGCATCTCGAGTACAGTTTTGAACTCATCGAGGATAAGTTTCTTGACTTTGTCAGGTTGTTCTAAACCGTCGAGATTTAAAGATACGGGTTCTTTCTTCGGATCAATCACAACCGCTTCGTTGATAATGTCATCAACTGCCAACTCGATGTCAGGATGTTGAGCCATCTCTCTGTACTTCGAGACGAGTTCAGACTCGGTTCGAATGGCACCTTCCATATCAACGTATTGGCCGTAAGCTCCACCTTCAGCAAGAACAAGCGCTCCATCGTCGTCCTGTTTCGGAGCAAATGATGGAAGCGCTTTTTCTTCTTGCTTTCTTTTAATTTCAAAACCAAATAACTCGGCCATGGGTTCTCCAATTTAAATAACGAAAAAAGTAAGGGGATGTACCCCTTACTTATTAATCACCGCCGGCGCGACCTGTTTGACCAACACGGCCAACTGACCAATAGTCATATTGGAACGTTACCTGGAACAGTTCGATTTGATCGGTTGTCGACCAATCAAGTTCGATTGGGCTGATATTACTTGGGAAGATTCCGTTAAAATCATAAGTACGGATTCTTGTCCCATCTTTCCCGAATTGAGTTACTGTGGCCTGTGACTTATATCCAGGACCAATTTCTCTGACGTTGCGTTGTAGACGATTGATTCTATTTGACCATTCTTCCATGGCATTACGAATCAAGAAATCTTCATCGTTAATAATCGTAACTGTCCATTCGGCGAATGTTCTATCACCAGCTAACTTCATTTGACGACCAAAGTAAAACACTGGAATGACTCCAAGATCAGAGCCAGGCAGCTGAGCTGCCTGACACATGAATCTTGTTTTCAAATCCCCTACACTGTTCGCAGGATTAAAAATATCCACCTGGAACAGGTTTTGTCTTGCGCCGCCAAAAGCTAGTTGGCTTCTCATTTCAGTGATATTAAAAGCCATTTACTTTCCTCCTAGGTTTATCTTATTTATTAGAACTGGCCAGCGATTTCGTTGAACTCGACACCAGATCTGACGGCAACGAAGTTTAGCTGGATGAAGTTGATCGACTTAGCAGGCTTAATGTAGATGTCTCCAACAAAGCGATTGCTATCAATTACTTCAGCAGTATTATTCGTCTCGTCACAAACCACGCGGAAGTCAAAGATTCCACGACGACCTTGAACGTCGCGAAGATATGGCTCAACCAGATTCACGAACTGTGATCTTGTAAATTCGTCGTTGAATTCGAACAGAGTTGAGTTTGAAGCTGTCGCGATAGCTTTTTCAAGAGTAATGAACAGACGACGTACGTTAATACGATCGAATGCGCTTGTGCGCCCAAGCAAAGTCTTATCTCCGTAAAGTACTGTTCCTTGGCCTGGGAATGTTACCACAGGGTTAATGTCGTTCTTATACAGAAGATCTCTTTCAATTTTTCCAGGACTAAATGCTAACTTGACAAGGTTTCTAATTTGGCCTCGAGTGAATCCGGCCGGTGAGAACCACGGATCTCTGAGATTATCACTGCGAGCCGTGAGACCGGCAATATCACCATTCAAAGGAATATAGCGATATACGTCTGCATACTTGTCATACTGATACTTGTAACCCGAATCCATCAAAGCGTATGAAGTATTACGCAGAAGACGTCTGAAGTCTACGATGTTCTGAGCTTGCACGTTTTCTGTATTGATACCTACAACATCAGAGTATGCGGGAGATACGAACACTACGCAATCCTTACGAATTTCTGCGATGTTGTCGATCAGATAGTTTGCTAGCTGAACGTCGTTAGCTCCGATTGCCTTACCCTGAAGAATAAGAGAAATATCTACTGTACTTGCGTCGGCAAAAAGATCATATGCTGAACCGAGCGCGGCCATCGATACTCCGCTTTCTGTCGAACCATCGGCTCCACGAACAAACGACCGCGTATAGGTAGTGGTATTAGTCGAGTTAGCAACGTTTGACAGCGTGTTAGAAGCTGCGCCGTCACGATCATTTGTAGCCCAGACCCACCGCGAGAAGTCGTTAATTGCGGTCTTATAGTAGTTAGTCGTACCATCATCCTTTTTGGCATCTGTTGCACGCGAAAGGTTTTGATAGATTTCAAGCACTTGACCAGGAGTTCCACTGATCAGACCGTCTTCGTCAACTACAACAACTGAAACTTCGTCTACTGCTGTACCGCCGGCGTTTGTCATCGATGAAGATACACCGGGGGCAGACTCTACAACATTGAAGTATTCCCACTGGCGCTTCAGTGAAGTATCACTGAAGTTAGTCGACTTATTCCAAGTACTGTCGAAACCGATGTTAAAGAAGATGTTCGTACCATCGTCGGCCTGCACACCCTTCGAAGTAACCCTCATGTTTTGCTTACCAACTGAAGTGTTACCAACTTCTACGTAGTCACCAACTGTAAGTTTATCTCTGAGAGCTGTCACTGCAAGACGAGCTTGTGCAAGCGTAAGACCGAGATCAGTCGCTGTTTGTTTTGTAAAATAAACAACCGAGTTGGCTGCGCCATTCGAGACAGCAACGTTTGCACCGCCAGACGTTAGCGAGAGAGTAAAGCCAGTTGTATTCGCTCCAGTAATGAAGTACGTCGTACCTTCTGATAGACCTTGAATGCTATTGGCAGTCGAAGAACTTCCTTGTGAATACCATACTGCGTCGCCATTCGTGAAGAGTGTATTTGCGGTTGACAGAGAGATAAAGTTGGCTGATACGGCATTCGATCCAACTACTCGCGCGATTGAAGAATTGGCTACGCGATCGGCGAAATCGTCTCCCGACCATACGAATACGACGTTAGCAGTGTTGCTGCCGACTGCAATCGATACAGAAGCTGATGTAAGATCTGCAAGAGCATATGTATTTGCAGTTGTTGAACCGTAAGTAGTATTAGTTTCAAATGTAACTGTCTCGGAAAATTGAGCTGCGCTGTCGCACATTGAAACCTTGAGAGAGTTTCCGAGTGCACCAGGATAACGAGCAACAAACTGAGTTCCTGTGAAGATTGTGTTTGTCGCGCCGTAATTTTCAAACTCTTCTGTGTTTCTTATTACAACGTTCGAAGCAACTACAGTAGCAGTATTGCCAGCGTAAGCAGATAAAACGCGACTATTAGCAAAAAATGAAACAAGCGCAGAACCGTTTGCAGTCGCAGCTTTTGACAGTGTAATAGCAGAGTTTGTCACCGCTGTTACGAATGTATCTTCAGCAATGCCATCACCCTGTACAAGAAGACCGGCTGTAAGACCAAGAGCAGTACCATTGGCTGCAAGTGATGTATCTGAATCAAGAGTGATGGTTGAAGTGTTAGCAAAACCTGTAGTAGTTCCTGCACGCGATACATACAGCGCATTTCCATAAGAAAGGAAGTTGGCGGCAGTGTAAAACGTTTCGTAGTTATCCGAAGTTGGTTTACCAAAGCGACTTGCGAGTGTATTTTCTGAATCTACGAGAACAAACTTTCCGATTGGCCCCCAACGAAAGACTCCACCGAAACCGCCGACCGTAGTCGCAAGTGCCGGAACAGTTGTTGTAAGATCAATTTCAGAAACGTTAATTCCCGGGCTGACTTGAAACGCCATTGTTATCTCCCTTTAAAGGTTAGTCATGTAAGTTGCATTTACTTTATTTATAAATTGAAAAAATTAGGGCATTTATTCATGAAATGCGAGTTAAATCAAAAGTTTCCTTCAAAAAAACCTCGCTTTTGTGCTACCCAAAAATCATCTCTTGGGCCATTATTAAATAATGGTTCGTTGACTTCTTCGTCGTGTATGTCATCTCCAGTGCTCAACAGACCAAACGGAAGCATCTGTTGTTCAAGCATTTTCTCGTTCTGCTCATAGATTTGCATGCGAATATCAACATTCGTAATTTCTTTGAGATATGGTTGAGTAGTTAACCAAGCAAAAAGAACACAACACATGGCCATGTCATCATTACCATCTTCTGCTTCGTATGATTGATTGCCTTTTAGACTGTTCTTGAGCGAGAAACGACTTAACTCGTAGATCGTATCATAGTCATAAATTAAAAATTTATCTGACTCGACGAGAGTTTTTAACGTGGCACAACCAATTCTCTTGACTTGTTTTGATGTTTTCACTCCGTAGTGTGTAGTAGTAGCAAAACCGCCTGATAAACTTTGCCCTGTTCTACCATTGTTTGCAGTCACAAGAACACCATCATATTCAAGGTCATAGTGTAAGATGTCAGCCACCTGCTGACCAATATCGTTTGTTTCGACAAGAACAAGAGCATCATTATATTTGACTGCAGCACCATAGATAATGTTTGGATATATCAATGGAGATATGAGATTGTTTCGAAACGCAGCGACTTGTCGATATGGCATCGTCGATACGTTGACAATAATGAAAGCAGAATAGTCGGCGCCAGCGCCTCGCGCAGTATCAACTACGATAGCATAGATCGTATCTTTCTCTGGTTC